GGAAGGGTGCCAATGTGATCCGGGATGCGGCGAGGGCGAACGCCAAGCGGATCGATGACCCGGAAACGCGCGAAATGATTTGGAAGAACATCGCCGTCTCAGGAGGTGGCCGCAGGCGCGAGCGGCAGGCCGGCGGCGTGATGATGCGAGTCGGCGTCCGCGGCGGCGCGAGGCCGCTGAAGAAGGGGACCGATACCGGCCTGCCGGGCGGGAACACGACTCACTGGCGATTAGTTGAGTTCGGGACCAGTAAGGCACGAGCGCAGCCGTTCATGCGACCAGCCGCTGCCAGCTCCGCCGGTGCGGCGTATCAGGCCTTTGCGGCGGCAGCGCCTGCCGAGATCGACAAAGAGCTGCGGAAGATGGGGGTCACTTGATGTATCCGGACATTTTCCAGCTCGCAAAGAACAGCCCGGCAGTCACCGCGCTGCTCGGCAACAATCCGGTCAGGTTCTGGCCATTCGGGACAGCGCCGCAGGGCGAGGAACGTCCCTACGCGGTCCACCAGCTTGTCTACGGAAACCCGAACAACACGCTGTCCTGCCCGCCGTCCGAGGACTTGCTGGGCGTTCAAATCGATTGCTACGCCAAGTCAGTGAGCAGCGCCAGATCCGTGGCCGCTGCCCTGCGGGACGCGATCGAGAATGACTATAACCACGTCGTCGCATGGAACGGCGAGGACTACGAGCCCGCCACCGGTTTGTGGCGCGTCAGTTTTACCGCCGAGTTCTTCGTAGAACGCGGCTCCTGATTCGGCTTGTGCACAGGCCGATCCGACTGTCGTTATGACAGCCGGCTAACCCTGCCGTGAGGCGTAACATCCCAACGTTGGAAGGAAGTCAAAATGGCTGTNAGAACTCAGGGAACCGATCTCTACGCGATCGACCCGGATGACGGTACCTTGATCACCGTGGGTTGCCCCACCAGCATCGACGGTATCGACACCACTCTAGACCAAATCGAGACGACATGTCTCAACTCCCCTGCCCGGACGTATGAGGCCGGAATGCCGACCCCGGGAACCGCGACCTTCGGAATCAACGTTGACCCGAAGGACGAATCCCACGTTCGGCTGCACCAGCTGAAGACCGCGGGCAAGACCCTGAAGTGGGCGGTGGGCTGGTCGGAAGACCCCGGTACGCCACCGACCGTCACCACGGACAGCAATGGCGATTACGTTTTCGTCACGCCGCCCAGCCGGAGCTGGATTCTGTTCGAGGGATTCATGAACAGCTTCCCGTTCTCCTTCGCTTTGAACGCGGTGGTCCAGTCCACTGTGGGCATCCAGGTGTCAGGCGAGCCCGAGCTGATCCCGGCGGGCAGCTGATCTTTCAATGGGAGGGCCAGCGGGCGTTTCCTCGCCGTGCGTACCGCGCCTCCCACCTATTCAACGGTGAGGAATCGTGAGTCTCAAAGACCTTCAGGCGCTGGGGGCATTCGTGCCCACCAAGCCCTTCAAGCGAACGATTGAGTTCGACAAGCCCATTCTTGCCCCAGAGGAGGAATGGGATAGCCCTGACGTTCCCAAGTTCACGGGAGAGACGGAGCGCGTCTCGATCGATGTGTACTTCAAGCGGATGTCATCCGCTGACGAGGTTGCCATTGCTCAGGCTCCGGCTGACTTGCAGCCGTTCGTGATGGTGTTCCGTCTGGTCCGGAACGAGGACGGTTCTCCTCTGTTTGAGTCCGTGGACCAGGTCGCCAGCATGGCGTCATGGGTGCTGGCCCCGATCGTAAGTGAGATTGAAAAGATCGAGGGCACACGCCCAAAAAAGCCCTAGACCCGAGCGACGCATTCTGGATCGAAGTCGCGCTCGGGTTCGGCGGTCGAAGCCCGGAAGAGTGGCAGGAAGTAATCACGCCGGAATGNCGGGACAAGCTGGTTCAGTACCGCGAGCAGTACGGCCCATTCCATATGGGCCTGCGCAATGAGCGTGCGCTGGCACGTATGACGGCGCTCCACTTCAAGGGGCTGGACCCGAACAAGCTTCTGGAATGGCCGAAAGAACCTGAAGAAGAGGCAACGCTTGAGGGCGTGTTTAGCATGCTCAAAGGCATGGGTAAGAAGGAAAAGTAATGGCAACGCGCAGCCTTGGCTCATTGACGATCGACCTGCTTCTGCGTACGGCTGGGCTGGAGGCTGGCGCGAGCAAGGCTGAGCGTGAACTTTCGCGCCTGCAAACCCGCGCCGTCGCAGTCGGCACGGCGATGGGAAAGTTCATCGCCGATGCTGCACAAGGCGTTGCGCGCGGCCTGTACAACATGACGCTAGGCGTGGCCAAGAGCGTCGAGCAGATGGACTTGATGAGTCGGCAGATCGGCGTATCGACCGAAGGCTTGACTCGACTGCAGTACGCCGCGAGCCAGATGGCGAATGTGTCGGATCAGCAGTTCGGCATGGCGATGCGCCGAATGACCCGCCGCATTGCGGAGGCTGCGGAAGGGTCTGGTCCTGCCGCGGACGCGATCCGGGCGCTTGGATTGGAGGCCCGCGAGCTTGCGCGATTGAAGCCAGATGAGCAGTTCCGTCGGCTGGCCGATGCGCTGAAGAACGTCGATCATCAGGGCTCCCGCCTGCGCGCCACGATGGCGATCTTCGATACCGAAGGTATGCCGCTGGTGAACATGCTGTCGCAGGGCGCGGATGCGATCCGGGAGTTTGAGGAAGAAGCCGATCGGCTGGGCGTGACCATCGGCGAAGACTTGGTGAACAGGGCCAGCGCTTTCCAGACGGAGCTGACCAGGCTCAATTCCGTCAAGCAAGGCCTTCAGCAGCGTATCGCGTCTGAGCTCCTGCCAACGCTGACCAACCTCGTATCCAGGTTCACTGAATCGGAGGGCGCAGCGAAGAGGCTTGATTGGGCGGCTCGTGTGGCGTCTACAGGCGTAAAGATTCTTGGCTCTGCCGCTACGATTGTAATGGGTGTCTTTAAGACGCTAGGCGAAGCTCTGGGCGGGATCGCGGCGGCAATTGTGTCACTGGTGCAGGGTCGGTTCTCTGAAGCTTTTAGCATCGCTAAAGACGTTGGCCTCGACATTGTTGGGAACGTGCGCGGGACGATGAAGGCGGTTTCCGACATCTGGGACGAAACCGAAATTACCGCTACGCCGCAGGCCGACGCCGCTGAAAATGATTCGGCGCTGGCGTTCCGTGCGGTGAAGTCAGGCGGGAAGCGCATCGTCGATGAGGCCGAGCGCATCTGGAAGCAGGTCGAGCAGGTCATAGGCCGAATCTCGCGAGACATCCAGACGTTCTTCATGACCGAGGATGAAACGATTCTGTTCGACCTCCGGATGCAGGGGGCAGACCCAGAACAGCTTGCGAGAGCGCAGGAGTTGCTCCGAATCCGTCGGGAACTGATCGAAACCCGAGAGAGAGAAGAGGATGACGCCCGCAGGCGCCAGCGGGCCGCCGCCGTGCTTGATGACATCAATAGAGAAATTGAAGCTCTAGGGAAGTCGGCGCAGTGGATCGCGACGCGGAACGCGCTACTTCTAGCTGGCGTCGATGCTGAGTCTGATTTCGGCAGGGCAATCGTCGAGTCGATGGATAACCTGTACAAGCAGGGTGAGGCCATCGACCGTCAGATTGAGTTGATGGACACGTTCCGGTCAGAGTCATCACGTGCGCTGTCTGACGTAATCCGAGGAACAAAGTCTCTGAAAGATGCGTTTCTGGACATGCTTACTGCGATCACGGATCGCATCACGCAGATGATTTCTGAGCGCCTGATCGAGCAGTTGTTCGGTCAGATGGGGACGACGCAAAGCGGATCGTCTGGCGGGTGGCTCTCATCGCTGTTTGGCGGTTTGTTTGGTGGCGGGCGCGCGAACGGCGGCATGGCCCTGCCAAACAAGATTTACGAGGTCAACGAGCGCGGCATCGAGATGGCGACCGTGCGCGGGAGGGACTACCTGCTCACTGGCGGCGCCCCGGTCGAGATCACCCCGAATCACAGGCTTGGCTTCGGCGGGGTTTCCGTCACCAACAACTTCGCATTTGCAGCGCCAACCTCTCCGAAAACGCAGTCCCAGATTGCTGCCCGGGTCGGCTATGAAATCCGGCGAGCGCAGAGGCTTGGCGTATGACCACGATCAATGCGGAACTGGAACTGTGCCCTGGCTATGGCTGGCAGGTGCAGCCGGAGTTCAACACCCTGATCAAGCAGTTGCGTAGTGGTCGTGAGCGGCGGCGCTCGCTGTGGCAGTACGTCAAGCACCGATATGTGCTGCCGTTCCAGAACATCACGGACGATGCGTACCTTGCGCACCTGAAATCCGTGTTTCTTGTGTGCAGGGGGTCGGCGGAATCGTTTCTGGTCAAGGACTACTCCGACTACATCGCAGATCAGGCCGTGTTCGGCGCTGGCGATGGGGTGGAAACATCATTTGACCTGTACATCGTCTCCACGTTCGGTTCGGCCAGCTACGCGCGTCGAATTTTCTATCCGGTCGATCCGGTGTTCTACGTGGACGGCACACCGACACCTGCAACGGTGACGGATGGTGTTGTGACGTTCGATACCGCGCCCGCCAACGGTTCGGTGCTGTCGTGGTCCGGCGAATTCAGGGTGCCTGTGCGCTTCGCCACTGACACCTTCCCGATGACCATCGACAATCGATCAGGCGATCACTACGTCATGAATGGCTCGGTCGAACTAGTGGAGGTCTGGGAGTGAGTCGCCAGATTCCAGTTGCGATACAATCTAACCTAAACAACGCGGTCCAGTACCTGACGCGATGCGTTCGATTCCGGCTGAAGGACGGCACAGTGCTGGGATTTGCGATGTGGGACCGTGACATCACATACGACCATGGAGACGGCTACGGTCCGACGGTCTACTCGGCATCGCAGGGCATCGATCCATCGACGATTGCGGCGGATGTGAACTACTCCGTGGCGAATGCCGAGGGTCGGATACTGGTTTCCACGACCCTGCAAGGGCTGACGCTGGAAATGGTCGAGGCCGGGGCGCTGGACGACGGGGAATGGGACTGCTTCTTGCTTGACTGGCGCAACCCTGCGACGGGCTCCGCGCTGCTGCTGGATGCAGGTGACATCGGCGAGGTCCGCACCGAGGACGGGCTGGTCATCATCCCAGAGTTGCTGTCGTATGCCATGCGCCTGCGGCAGACCATCGGGACAGTTTGGCAGCGTCCGTGCCGGGCAATATTTGGCAGCCCGGCCAACTCCCAGACCGGCTGTGGCGTGGACGCAGAGGCGCTGTGGGTGGACGGCGAGGTGCAGTCTGTCGGCGCGGAGAGTGACCGCACCTTCACGGGCGATATTACCGCTTACATGCCGGGGCGCGTGGAGTTCACGTCCGGCCCAAACGTTGGCCGTCGCTATGCCGTGGAATCTGTGAACGGAAATACGATCACGCTCGCGGAGACCACGCCGTTCCCGATCCAGGTCGGTGACACGTACCGCCACCGCCCTGACTGCACCAAGCTGAAAGATGGGCCGCTCGGCTGCGACCACTGGGGGAACTGGCCGAACTTCAAGGGGGAGTGGACGATACCGGTCGGCGACGGTATTGCGGGTTCGGTGCCGCTTCGAATGTTTTTCCGTCGCGGCAACCTGCCAGACTGGTTCTTCGGCAGGCGGTCATGAACGGGCCGGAACGCGTTGTTGCCCATGCCCGCTCGATGATCGGCGTGCCGTGGAGGCACCAGGGCCGCAAGCCGTGGGCAGTGGATTGCATCGGGCTGGTGGTCGTTGCTATGCGGGCGGCCGGTTGGCCGGGACCGATGGACGTGCCGCGCGGATATGGGCGCGAGCCGTGGGATGATCAATTGCGGAAGGGGCTGCGGCAGCATTTCGGCGAGCCGATCACGGGCGACTGGCAGCCGGGCGACATCGCGCTGTTCCGCTGGGGCAAGGGTGAGCCGTCGCACGTCGGCATCATTGGCGATCACCCGCATGGCGGACTGTCCATCATCCATGCGAGTAACCTGCGAAACGTCGTGGAGACGTCGCTGACTGGCCGTCTGCTGGATTGCGTGATCGAGGTCTACCGTCCGAGGTGGTCCGATGACTGATTTCGCAGGTCCCGTTCTCGGTGCCGTCGGCGCCGTCATAGGCGGTGTGTTTGGCGGAGCTGTCGGCGCACAATGGGGATGGACCATCGGCTCGACACTCGGCGGCGTGTACGCGCAGTCGCAGCAGGTCATCCCCGGGCCGAAAATCGGCGAGGTTGCCCGGCAGACATCGCAGGAGGGCGGCTTCCGGCCTATCGTCTACGGCCGGTCGCAGCCCATCGCTGGTAACGTCATCGCCGACGGCGGCCCGGTCATCGTCAAAAGGCGGCGGCGCCAGGGCACATTCGGCCCGAAGATCGAGACAGAACACGCATATCGCACGTATGCAGTGGGGTTCTGCGAGGGCGAGGCGATACTGCTGCAAGCGTGGCGGAACGGCATTCTCGTCTATGATGCCGAAGACCCGTCGATGGCAGAGGAGAACGCGAAGTTCCTGGAGTACGCGACCTGGTACACTGGATCATTCGACCAGCCAGCATCGCCCGATCTCGAAGAAATCTACGGCGTCGGACAGGCGCCATATTTCCGGGGCACGGCATACCTGTCCCTGCACAACGAGGACGTGACCGACCAGCGCGGCGCATGGTCGCAATGGCAGGTCCGCGTGTTTCGTGGTGCTGCTCGATCCTATACCACGCCGCCGTATCCGGTGATCTTCACGGATTCTCTTGGCATCACCTCGTCCGCTCGCAGAGGCGGCAACTATACATCCCCGCTCGATGGCATGTCGGTGGACTCGCGAGCCTTGGGCGGGGTGCTCAAAAACGTACTTCTCAGCTACGTAAGTCCGCCAGAGGAGATGGATATCTCCAGCATGGCGCTCGGTGGAACGCTGACCACGCCAATACTTCACTACGACTACTCAGAGCCCCTGGACATTTCCAGTGTCGCTCTAGGGGGCGACTTGAAAGTCGTTCTGTTGCGTTATCAAAACTACGAACCAGAGTCCCTGGGCATTTCCAGTGTCGCTCTAGGAGGAACCCTGACGTGATCGATATTTACATTCCAAGCGGACGGTTCTTGGAGGGTGAAATTTCCGAAGCGAAAGTTGGTCTTGAGGGCTGGTATACGTTGCGCGCCAGGCGGCGTAGCGGTCGTGTGACCCGTGAGCGTNTGTTCAAGGTGGNAGCGTGCCGAGAGCTTCCNCCATTCCGTAATCTAATCACCGATCTGGGGCTTAATCGCTTCGGCTCGGNGNCGNCANCTTCACTCTACATCAGGTGCCATGTCGGCACTGGAACGGCCACCCCCTCCGTAACCGACACGCAGTTGCAGACCTTCTTGGCTGCCGTGAGTACGACGGACCCGGCGACTGCAATCGCCAACTCTGGCCCCCCTGATTACTACTCGTACCGCACGTTCAGTTGGACAAGCTCCATTGGTGCGCTCGGCAACAACAATCTGACCGAGATCGGGATCAGCGGCCAGAACACAAACGGCCTGTTGTTCTCGCGCGAACTGATACGCGACTCTAACGGAAACCCGGCAGCTTTCCCGATTACCGCTGATGAGCAGCTTGAGGTCACGTATGAGTTGCGACTCTATCCTAACTTGACTGATGTTCCAGCTACGGTGATGGTCGGGTCGAATAGCCACGATACGATCACGCGTCCAATAGCGGTGACCAGTACATCATTCTGGGGGCCGTTCGGACTATCGAGTTCTGCCGTGAATGCGGCTCGCCGTTCGGCCAGTGTGGCGTACTCTGGTGATCTGGTTCCGTATACGGATTCGACTACTTCCCTGTCAGATTTTCTTGGTGAGGCCTCTTCTGGCACAACAGCCCCGTACACGGATGGGAATTTTTATCGGGATATATCAAACACGTGGAACATCTCGACTGGCAACGGGAATATCCGGGTCGTGACGTTTAGATTTAATTGCGCCACTTTTCAGGTTCGATTTGACCCGGTAATTACGAAGACAAACACTCAAGTCCTTACGCTTCACCAGCGGATTTCGTGGGCGAGGCGATGATCCCAGAAGACAGGTTTTCGTCGACCACGTTTCAAGGACAGTTGCATAACCCTTGGAGCCGGCGTGTCGATATCAGCTTCCATTGGGGTCCTATTGCAATACAGGACCCGTCGCAAGGCCTGCGGGTGCGTCTGTGGCAAGCACGTTTCGTAGGGAATGCGATTCTACTGTCGGCCCCAGGCGTAGCAGAGGTGAATTGGTACACGCACACGGAAGACCTGGAGCAGGTTTCACTTTCATTCGACCAGAATGGCCTCCCGGCGGTTGCCTTCGTTGATAGCGCGGGCGGAACCTACCTCAGATGGTTCGATCCAGTACCCAACGACGTGGTGAACATGCCTCTGGTCGGGATCACCCCGCGCGTCACCCTAGACGATAGTCGGCCGCTGAACCTGAGCAACTCCGATATCATCCTCGGCTATGTGCGCGACGGCTTAGTACGCTACCGTATCCAGCGTGAACGGTTTCTGACGGAGTACACGCCGCCTATCGGGGTGGGTGGTGCACCGGCACAAGCCATTGGCCTGCACCACATCAGCATGAACTCCAACATGCGCCTACAGTTCGTGGTGGACGCCTGGGGCGGCGATGAGGATTGGACGCTGCCAATGATCATCGAGGATATATGTGAGCGCGCGAACCTTCCGCCAGAACGGCTTGGTCTATCTCTAATGGACTGGCAGCGCATCGTGCGCGGCTTCACAATTGGGAATGCATACGCGGCTTCGGGCAGCCTGCAATCGTTGTCATCGATCTTCTTCTTCGACCCGCACGTCGCAAATGGACGCGTCCACTTCGTCCCGCGCGGCGGGGATGCGAAGGCAACAATCTACGAAGATGACATGATCGACAACGGGGAGCCGATTGAAGAAGGCAGTACCCGTCGTGGAGATCCCATCGCTGTCCCACGCGTCCTACACCTGAACTACTACGACGTAGCGGGTGGCCTGAACACCGACAAGCAGCGGAGCGAAAGGCCGGAAGGGACGCGCGCTGAAGGCGAGCAATCGTTGCAGACTCCGGTTGTCCTGTCTGCCGATGAAGCCGCTACGGTGGTTGCCCGCACGCACGGGCTGATGGTCGAGCAACAAAAGGGCGAACTCAACTTCACACTGCCGGACAACTGGCTACACCTGACAGAATCCGATCCGGTGTTCGTGCAGACCGGCACGAAGATGGTCCGTGCGATCATTACGCGCGTTGAAACGAATGATGGCGAGCAACGGTACACGGCAATCCGCGACCGGCAGAGCCTGTACACAACGCAAGTGCAGGGCATCCCGGCCGCACCAGTCACACGGCCGCCGTCGAGCGTTGCCGGGCCGACCATCATTGAGTTCCTCGACATCCCGATCCTGAGCGACACGCACGACCAGCTCGGGTTCTACCTCGCGGTGTCGGGCATCCTCCCGGCGTGGCCCGGGGCATCCGTGGAGCTGTCGCTTGATGGAGGCGCAAACTACATCGAGGTCGGGACCACTCTGTCGGCCAGCGTCATGGGCGAACTAGTCACGGCGCTGGGCGACCATCCGTATCCCTTCCCGGACACGCACAACGTCTGTCAGGTCCAGATTAAAACGCCGAATGAGCTGCTGGAATCAACCACGCTCGCGGGCATGCTGAATCGCCTCAACCTGGCGCTCATCGGGGATGAGATCGTCAACTTCGCGGACGTGGACGAGGTGACGCCGGGCGTCTGGGAGCTATCGCACTGGCTGCGTGGTCGCAGGGGCACGGAATCCCGGGCACACAGTATCGGTGAACGGTTCGTGCTGCTAGACACGGCGATGTTCGTCCCCGCGGAACTCGCGTGGTTGGGCCGAGACCTCACATTCCGGGCGACGACGTTCGGACGGCCCATCGACGAGGCCACGATCATCACCGTCACGTTCACTGGACAATCCCAGGTCGAGCGCCGTCCGGCCTACCTTCAGGCGCGGCGGGATGGGACGAATGCGGTCATCTCGTGGCAGGGCGTCGGACGGCTTGGCGGCGGTGCGAACGTCGCAATGGGCGCGTACTTCCAGGGCTACCGCGTCACGCTCACCGACGGCACGACGACGCAGACGCACGACACCACGGCAAACGCGCTCACCACGTCGCTGTCTGCATTCTCCGGGCCGGTCACGATCCGCGTGCAGCAGCGCAACCAAATCACCGGGCTTGGCCCGTACATCGAGGTCACCATCTGATGTCTACACCAAACACCGGCATCCCCTACGTCCCGGAAAACACGCAAGACCCTGCCGCCGGGTTGAACCTTGCGCTAAACGTGATAGACGCGCTGCTCCAGACAGCGGTGATCGACATGAGCCTGACCGCGCCACCTGGCAGCCCGTCCGACGGAGACCTGTACATCGTGGCCAGCGGCGCGACAGGCGCGTGGGCCGGGCAGGACAACAACCTGGCGCGCTACGTTGCCGAGGGCGACTTCTGGCAGTTCTACGAAGCCGGGACGAATGTCCACGTTGTCCTGAATCGTGCCGACGGAGGCCTGTATGCGTGGACAGGCTCAACCTGGGCGCCTGCGGTTGCGGGTACCGGCTCGGGCACCGTCACGAGTGTGGACGTTTCTGCCGACACGTCCATCGCGGACGTGTTCGATACCTCCGGCGGCCCTGTTACGTCCAGCGGCTCCATCTCGATCACGGCGGTGGATGCCGGTGCAGATCGGATCGTCTTCTGGGATGCCTCCGAGTCGAAACTCCGATATCTGGAAGTGGGGTCGAACCTGTCGATCACCGGTACCGTGCTGAACGCATCCGGTGGCGGTGGCTCCACGTCATGGGGCAGCATCACCGGCACGCTGTCCGACCAGACCGACCTGCAATCCGCGCTCGATGCGAAGGCAGACAATGCCTACACCGTCGTTACCGAAGGTTCAGCGTTCACCGCCGACCCCGGAACGCACGACGGGCTGACGCGACTGGTTCTTGCCGGCGGCGATGTTACTTTTGACGCCGCGGAGCCGTACACGTCGGGGATGACGTTCAACATTCGCGCCACGGCAGCGATCGAGCTGGTCGAGGATGGCGTGACCCTCGACCCTCCGGCTGGCGGCACGTTGGAGCTGGACGCGGGCATGGCCGTGCAGGTCGTCTTTACGGGCGCCACCACGGCGGTTGTGATCGGTCAGACGGTGGCGGCATGATCGGCTTCTATGCTGCGGGAGCGATGCTGCCCGCCGATCAGTACACGTATCAGGTATTCACCAGCTCCGGCACCTTCGTCGTGCCGGATGGGGTCACGTCTGTGGACGTGCTGGTCGTTGGCGGAGGCGGAGGCGGCGGATCGCGTCAAGGTGGTGGCGGTGGCGCGGGCGGCGTTGTCGTGGCAACGGTGCCGGTCACGCCAGGCGATTCGATCCCCGTCATCGTCGGCGCGGGCGGCGCGGGCGGTACGTCCGGCGGGCGCGGCTCGAACGGCGGCAATAGTTCGTTCGGAGCCGTCACTGCAATCGGCGGCGGCGGTGGCGGCGGCCGTACAACCGGCCAAATGGGCGCGGCAGGCGGCAGCGGAGGCGGCTCCTCAGGCGCTAATAATTATCCGAGTGCAATCGCGGGTGGCGCGGGTACCGCCGGACAAGGCAATAACGGGGGCTCTACAAATAAAGCCAATCTCGGCGGCGGCGGCGGCGGTGCCTCTGAGGCTGGGCAAAACGTCGTCTCGCCTAGCATCGCGGATTACAGCGCGGACGCGGGTGACGGAGGCGACGGCCTGTTCTTCAGCGAGCTGACTGCGTACGGCGATGCTGGATGGTTCGGCGGCGGAGGCGGAGGCGGCGGTTTCAACACGTTAAGCGGCGCCCCTTCGGCTGGTGCCGGCGCCGGGGGGCGAGGTGGTGGAGGTGCCGGCTCATGCGGTTCCGATTCGCCTCCGGTTACGGGCGGACCCGGATCGAGCGGAACCGCTAATACAGGCGGCGGAGGTGGGGGCTCGGCTGCAGCTAACTTCGCCGGGGGCAATGGAGGTTCCGGCATCGTGATCGTCAGATGGCCTTCTCGCGGCACTTTTTTTGGGGCAAACAAAACATGACACATCGGCTCGCCGGGGCTCGCCATGCGCGAGCTCGACAAGATCCTCGCTCGTCAACATCACGCTCTGACCATTCAGGAGTAATCATGCGTCTCTTCCTCATCGCCGCACTGGCTGCGGCTCTCTGCGCTTGCGCCTCGAATTCGCCACAGCAGCAGGTCGCGCTCGAGATCACGACCCGGATTGCGATCCGTCATGCGCTCGACACACCGCGATCTGTCGAGAAAGCGCGAAATATTCGACACGTTGCTGAGCAAGTGAAGGCAGCGGCGACACAAGGCGCAACGGTCGCAACGCTTGTCTCTGTCGCTCAGGCCGAGATCGACAAGCTCGACCTCTCGCCGATCGAGCGGGCGGACGCTCAAGACCTGCTACTGCTCATGTCGGCGTTGCTGGAGCAGCGACTAGGCGATGGTGACGTTAAGCCTAACTTCGTGGTGGCGGTCGCGGAGTTTGCTGATCTGATCCTGGACGCTCTGCCGGAGCTCTAGCCATGCGAATCGCCGGCGTCAACGGTATCGCGACTCATGGCGCAGGCAGCATTGACCTGCTGCTGCTCGAGCTCGCGCAGCGCGGGCATGTCGTGCTCGATATCCCGCTGCCGAAGCGGCACTGGTTCTCCGCCCGATGGGGTGGGAAGCCGGATGGCGAGATCATCGCGAAGCACACCCGCGACGGTGATGTGATCGTCGCGCATTCGTTCGGGTGCTTAAGGGCTTGGCACGCTCACCAGATCCGAGACTTCGCGGCGATCATCTGTATCGCTCCGGCGATGTCCGACTCAGCAGAGTGGCGCCATCCAGAGCGGGTCCACTGTCTCTATAGCCCCAAGGATCTCGCGATCCGGATTGGCGCTCGCCTCCTGTTCCATCCATTTGGTGCAGCGGGATCGAAAGGCTTTACCCAAGAGGGCGTAACGAACGTCGAGTATCAGTGCGGGCACAGCGACTACTTCCAGCCGCCGCTGATCTCTCGCGTAGCCGATTACGTCGAGCGCGTCGCCAGTGCGTCGAATCCCTAAATCCTTCTGCCTTCTCGGCCACACCATCACGGTGAGGGTCGTGAATAAAAGGGATTGGGATGATCTGTGTGAGAAATACGAAGAGCTCGAAGACTCGGTAGGCTGGTGGATCCCTGAGGATGACCTGATCGTCATCAAACGTCAGTCGAGCGCGATGATGCTCCACACGCTGATGCACGAGATCACGCACGCCATCCTGTATTTCATGAATTCATCGCTGACGCACGATGAGAAGTTCGTCGATGTGTTCGGCGGCTTACTGGCCCAGGCGTTGAGTACAGCTAAGTGAGAGTGACCGACAAAGAATTTATAGCGGCGTGGAACGAATCATGTTCGCCTGAGAGAGTCGCGGAAGCGCTCGGGATGAGCGTTAGAGCCGTATACAAGCGCAGGAACTCGCTCGCGAAAAAAGGGATCATCCTCCGCACTATAGACGCTCAAGGCAGGAACACGTCGTACTCCCCGCCATTGCAGTTCGAGCGGCGACGAAAGTTCGAGGTCAAGGATGGCATCGTGATCGTGTTCTCCGATCCTCACTTCCTGCCGGATCACTCCACTACTGCGCACGATGCACTAAAGACGCTGATACGCAAACTCAAGCCGGTCGGGGTAGTGTGTGGCGGTGATGCGGTGGATGGCGATACGATCTCGCGCTACGACCCGACGCGCGGGCATCACAAACGATTCACCGTTCGAGAAGAGCTGGATTGTGTCAAAGAGCACTTTGATTCGCTCGACAAGGTGATTGACCGCTGGAGCCCGCATGCGTGGCGAGCGTTCACGCTTGGGAACCACGACGTTCGGCTATCTCGATTCATCGCAGTGCGCGCGCCTGAGATCATGGATATGCCGTACACAAGGCTGGAGGACTGGATTCCTCGCTGGCCGCTGTCGTGGACGGTGGAGATCAACTCAGGTGGGCCAGGGATGACCGTGGTGCGGCACAGGAACCAGGCGGGGATGCTGCACGTACAGGCGCAAAAGGCCGGATGCCATTATGTGCATGGTCACCTTCATCGGCTCAATGTGCATACGCTTGCGACGTTTGCCGGCTACCGATACAGTGTTGATGCAGGATCGCTTGCAGATCCGAAGAGCAATGGCTTTGACTATATGGAAGGGAATGCAGAGCACTGCCAGGGCTTCGCCGTGCTGACTTACCGGGACGGCAAGCTCCTAATGCCAGAGCTTTGCTACGTGCAGGACGGTGTCGCCTACTTTAGAGGTCAACCAGTATGAGCGGCGGGATGGAAGATGCGGCACGAGAACTCGCTAGCAGCCAGCAGGTGGGTGGCGATCATTACCGTGAGTTCGCTATTCAGCCGAGCGAGTTCATCCACCGAAACGGGATTGGCTTTATTGAGGGCAACGTTATCAAGTACGTCTGCCGGCACAAAAAGAAGAACGGCAGGCAGGACATCGAGAAAGCGATCCACTACCTCCAGTTGCTCCTAGAGTGGGAGTACGGGCATAAGTAGCTCTTGTGTTGTGCGCAGCGCTGCCTATAACAAGCAGCGCCGCAGCTCGCATGTGATAGTCAGCCTTTAGACATCAGTCAGCATGGCTAACTCCGTTCAGATGTGCTGCTCCAGCGCTCGCGCAAACTCTCGCGCGCGCTCACCATCTCCCGCGCCGCCGCCCGTATCTGCCGATGCAGCGCTCGCGGCGCGTAGATGCCGCGTACCTCACTCATCCCCATTTCCCGCATCCGTGCTTTGTAGCGCCGCTGCCGCTCGGCGGTGTCGAGCGCTGAGGTCTTTGGCTCCATAGGCGAGGCCGTGGATTGCGCGCGTGAGCTGGGCTTTTTCTCGGATGTCTTGCGGGTCACTGTACTGCTCTATCAAGTCACAGAGTTTTCGGAACCGCCGCACTGCGCGCCGGTACGAGACCGGGCGCAGTGGGCGGACAGAGGGGGCGAATTGCGGGCGGGTCATTCGCCGACGATCCGCGCCCAGTCCTGCTCGCTTTCGTCCGCGAGCAACAACTCTGCGCAGCTCCTCTCGACTCGGACTCTGACCGCGCCGTTGTGTGGGTAGACACCGGGATTTCCCGCGGCGGTATGACTGGCGCGGTACTGCTCGGGCATGTACTCGACGAGTACCGTCTGATCTACCGGGCCGGTCCAGGCGCAGCGCTCGCCGGTCCACTCGCCGCACTCGCAATGCACGTGTTTGGTGTTCATTTTCGTCTCCTATTCTGCCGGTACTCACCCCGGCATGGGTGAGGGGGCGAATTGCGGACGGGTCACTCCACGTCCCGCCATTTTCCGCCTTGCTTAATCGCCAGCAACGCCCCAAATTCATTCTCGATCGTCATTACGGTGCCTTGGAACATCTGCTCGCGAGACGCGCGGCGCTTAGCTGCAGCGAGATCAGCGGCCTCAATAACGAGGCCCTTTCGGACGCTATTGACATTCTGCTTTTCTGTGATTACGTACTTCATTGCGGCTCTCCTGTCTCGCCGTACTACTTGGCCTTGAGCGTGTCGATCAGGTTCGACACGCGGGCGAAATCTAGCCCGCGCACCCACGATTCGACCGAACCAGAACGCTCGCGCATCGTCGCGCCGAGCTCCTTGAAGCTCGAATCCATGAAGCGGGTGGAATAGCCCTTCTGGCCGAGAAGAAACATCACGTAGCGGACTTGCTTTTCTGTAGCCATCGTCGCTCTCCTATTCTGCCGGTACTCACCCCGGCGTTGGTGTCGGTCGGTATCGACCATGTGCGTACTGTAGCAGGCGTTACCGCGTAACGCAACTGTTATTTCATACAGTGACTCGCGGGGGCAGCGTTCTCAGGGCCTAGCCCGTAGCCGGCGCGCAATGTCGCTGGCCGTGGGGTTGTAATAAGTGAGTGCCCGCGTGGTGTTCTTCCACCCGAACACTTTGCATAATGTCAGCACGTCGAGCTTGCGCGCCAGCATCGTGGCGGCTGTATGGCGGGTGTCGTGAAAGGTGAAGCCGGAGAGTCCGGCAGAATCGCGGAGCTTGCGGAACAGGGCGTCTAGCGTCTGCGGCCTCAATCCGAACACCTCGACCGGATGCCAGCCGCGCATGCTATCGAGCACGCGACTAGCACCGTGAGAGAGCGGCACGTGACGCCCCTCGCCAGTCTTGCTCTGCCGCACGATCACGTAATCGGTGCGAACGTCGTCCCATGTGAGAGCGCAAATCTCGCCGGCCCGCATGCCCGTGCGGATCGCGAACAGCATCGCGCGAGCCACGGCCTCAGTCATCGTCCGGCATCGGTCCTGAGAGTAGCGAACCCGCTTGAGCATGGCTCGAATCTCGCGCCAGTGGATCGTGCGCTCTCGGTGTGGCGTCGCCCCTGGGCGGCGAACGTCGCGCATGGGGTTCGTCTTGAGCCAGCGCCATTCGCGGCGGGCGTGCTCGAGCGCAGCAGTGATGACGGTCATGTATCGCGCGACAGTAGCTGGCTTGACCTCGGCCAGCCGCTCATCTCGCCACTGCCCGAGGCGCTCGGGTGTGAGGGCTGCGAGCGATAGAGAGACGAGACCAGGGTAGTGGCGGATAATCGCGTCGATACGCGTGCGCTCGACACGAGCACCGCGTTTTGTCGGCGTCACCTCATCACGATATCGGGCGAGCACATCGGCGAGCGTACGTGTACGCTCTGGTCCTGCGGTCTGCTCGTGCTCGATCTGTGCTTCGCGTTCGGCCGCCCAACGCATTGCGAGTTGACGAGTCGAAAATGATTTCGACTCTCTGACGCCGCGTAGCTTGATCTGAGCTCGCCACCGACCGCTTGGGAGCCGCGAGATAGTTGCCATGGGGCCAATCGTGGGTCCTGGGTGGGGCCGCACGGTATCGTCGGTAGCCGGTGGGTGGCAATATTGGTTAAGCGTCCAGTATGTAACTGGCTGAATTTGCTGGCGATTGCCAATCAGAAGAAACAAGCAATAAGCCTACTGGTGCCCAGGAGAGGCAACGATAGGACCCGAATTTTCAAACATTTGGGCGCTTCGTGGGGCCAGAAATGGGGCCGCGCACTCGCCAAACATCCTCAATCCGGTACTTGCCAGCTGCGTTCGGCGCGATGCCGGCCTCGCGCAGCATGCGCCTCGCAGTCGGTCTCGACACGCTCAGGATCTCGGCGGCGTCCGTGAGGGACACGCACGACGGGACCGGCCTCGCCGCCAGCGCTCGGCGCGCGGCTTCCTCGGCAATGGCTAGAGCCTCTGTTTCAGATATCGCCATCATTTATTCCTGCGAATCACATTAGTCAGTCTGGCAGTTTTCGGCGCTCGCATCGCTCTCCGCATCGTTTGCACTTCGCCCACCGCCTACTCGTAGCGCGTGTACCGAATCCGCATTTGGGACACATCGCGCCCATATAGACAAGGCACGCTAGAAATAACTCTAGGTGCTTCTTGTTTGCGAGGGTGAAGTGTTCGCTCATCATTCACTTCCTGTTTCAGTCACTGCTGCAGCGGATCACGATCACTCATCGCTGCGGCCCTCCGCGTTGTTCGCCTCGATAGCCTTCGCGATTGCCATGAAGCAATGCGCCTTGAACGCTTCCGCATTGAGGCCGCCGAGCGACGCGACGGTCTTCACGAGCTGACGCAGAATTTCATTGCTGTCGGTCGGAAGACGCTCGGCACTAAGTAGTCTTGCCTCGTGTGGCGTGCGCACGGTAACTACGATTACGCCCGCCTCTCGGAGTGCTTTCCGGTCGGCATTCGTTAGGCCGTGGTTCTTCGGCAATACGAGAATTTGTTTTTCGCTCACTTCAGTTCTCCAGTCGTTGCCTTCTCGATCAGCGCCTCGGCCTCGCTGACCAGTTCCTCATCCAGCCGGTCAGCAAACCAGTTGCAGCGTCGGCCCCATCGCCAGTGCCTTGCGGATGTTCTCGTAGCGGGCGATTGTGCTGTGTATCGCTCATGACACTTCCATCTCCGAAACCGGACTGGCCAGGCAGCAATTCGCTTGATGCTTTTCGATGGCGGTTGCGGCTCAATCTTTCCGAGAATGCTCATGTGCGCTCCCCATTAGTAACCTGTTCGCCTCGCCGCTCTCCCAAAATTGCGTTCACTCGCGCCTGGGCAGCACCGAGCCGCAGCCGGATAAACTCAATCAGTAGCGCGTATTCCCTAGCGATCTGACTGTCACCGTGAGTCTCGCGCACTGCCGCCTCGAATTCGTCGAGCGTTCCCGCGAAACATCCGCGCGTGACTGTGATACCNGCCTGTGNAGTGAATGCGGTGAGCGTGCCGTTCTCGCCGCCGACAGGAGAGAACCAGCATATAGACGTGTCGTCGCACACCCGCGCGTTGCCTAACACCCGCGCGTTGCCGGACACCCACGCGTTGCCGAACACCCGCGCGTCGCCGAACACCCGCGCGTTGCCTAACACCCGCGCGTCGCCGAACACCTGCGCGTCGCCGGACACCCACGCGTTGTCGTACACCCGCGCGTTGCCGGACACCCACGCGTTGCCGCACACCCACGCGTTGTCGTACACCCGCGCGTTGCCGGACACCCACGCGTTGCCGCACACCCGCGCGTTGCCTAACACCCGCGCGTCGCCGAACACCTGCGCGTCGCCGGACACCCACGCGTTGCCGTCGTGGCTGAGGTTCAGTTCACGCTCTATATACCCACCGATATCACCGGCGCGCACGTCTCCGAAATCGCGCAGCGCGCGGATGCGGAACAGTGTGCGAATACCGGACTGGCCAGGCAGCAATTCGTATTTGCGTTTCAGACCACCGGCACCAGGATTTCGTGTTTCGCGTACCATGCATGCTGCCTCAACAGTGCGTCCAACAGATCCGGCGCGATCTCATCAAGCCGGCGGTTTCGTGTGCGTCGGTCAATCTCGTCATGACACGCACTGCATGCCCACAC